CCTTAAGTATTTATATTAATTCATTATTAAAAATGCAAACTTTAGCAAAAATTCTTTATTTTTCTATAAATTATCTGTATCTGCTAAATTCCCAATTTAAAATTTCATCTAATGTGACAGGTTCGTAATTTCTTGCATCAACCCCAACTTCATAAGCATTCTCTTTGAAGTTCAGTCCTATATTTCCATGACAGTGACCATGAAGGTGTATAGATCCTCTTAAAGAGTTATGCCACTCATGGATAGGGTAATGACACAAAACGACATGACGACCATCATCGTTGATGCTATGAAGGTCTCCGTGAAAGAACACATTTTTAAATTCTTTTTTATTTTCGGGGACTTTAGAGAGTATCTCTAACTTATTTATTTCTTTGTAGTCGTGATTTCCACGAAGGAGATGTTTAACCCCATTTAGTTTCGGTAACATGTCTCTTAATGTTTTCGCTTTAAAACACGAGTCACCAAGAATATAAACATCATCACCATCGGATACTTTATTGTTCCAATTAGTGATTATAACCGACTGTAATTCTTCTATACTATTAAATGGTCTATGAGACAATTTAATAACATTAAAATGATCCGCATGGATATCACTGGTATAAAATTTCATTACTTTCTACCGTTCTTTTTCCTTTTTATAATCATGCTACATCCTTTATAAAAATTCATTCAATATATGTTGACGATGTTTGGGATAATGTTCACTATTCATATATTTAGCTTCCACTAATGCGGGAACTCTACGATCAGGATTGACAGATACATATTTTTTAGCGACCATCTTTAATTCGCTATTCACGGTAAGTCTAGGTGATACACTAGTGAATCCCTCGGACATTATTGTGTCGGGCATAATTTCAAGTACAGATACTACTTTATCCGTAAACCTAATAGGATCACCTAAAATAGTCTTTTTGTTCTTGAACATTGCATCAAAGATGACTTTTCCAAGTTTATCTTCTTTGTCAAACAAACGATTAAGTGTGATTATTGTTGCTTCTTGTTCCGCTTTGGAGGCGAATAGTTTCGAATCATTGTGTTTATCAACTTCAATAACCTTTTCCTTTTTAGGTTTAGGCTTTGTTTTTTTATCGGTGGGTGTTTGACCCTTTGCGTCTATTCGTTGTTTTAGTGTCGGATTGTTGTTAGGTGCGGGTTTCTTTTTAGGTTTGACACCCGCACTAACATTATCGAACACTACAAATTTTTCTATTCCCATTTATACCGTCTCTAAATAGTTAAAATACCATTTCCTCGCAGCAACGCTAATATGCTTGTTCACTTCTTTGGGTTCAAGACCATTTTCCGCCAAAGTATCCATTTCTTCTGTGATAACATCATTAACAACCCATCGTAAGAAATCTCCCGTTTGTTTCATATCAGGAGTTTTAGATTCAATGGTGAATACTTGCTCGATACCTTGATTTAATCTATTTTCGGTTACAGCATATTCCACAAATTTATCAATAGACTTTATTTTTTCAACATCCACGGGGGCAAGAGTCTTAACTTTAGTAACAGAATGTTTTTCACCTTTGATCTTGAAAACATATCTATTACCTTTGTACCATCCGACCCACACATTACCTTCGCCCGTAGTATTGTCATCATCATTTTCACCACGACCAAATGCCTTACCGACAGGACATTCTTTTTCAACCTTTTCCATAATATCAATCATATCGTTACGAGCAAGTTCGGGGTGATTGAAATTGATATCAACTGTGTAAGTTTCAAAGTCATTGATATTATATATCTTATGATCGGGATAGGTGTATTCCGCCCATACATCCTCATGAAGATAATAATTACTATCTTCTTCATTCGTAGGAACAACTTTGACCGCAAATATAACAAACATTTTATCAAGACCACTAATAGCTACACCCTTTTGGATATTCCCACCACACCACTCACCAAACACAACAATAGTTTCGTCTACAATATTTTCTTTTTTACGAATATCCATTATCATATTTTTAAAGAGTTCTTTATTGGTATCTGCGAAAAAAGCAAATCCAGCATTATCTTTCATCGGTGTAATAACATTCTTACGACTCTGATACCACATTTCACCGTCTCCACTCATTGCAACACCTGCATTTGTTCCGTGGAGTTTTACTGTACCCTTAAAGATTAATGTTGGTAAATCTGCATCCATATTCATAATTATATTGCCATCGTTATCCATCCCCACATATTGTGCAGTATGAATAACATCTTTAATGACATTTCTATATTGACCGATTTTTGAAAAACTTATAAACTTTGCCATAATATTATCTTTCGTAGTTAACGTGTCTATAATATATATATATTATTTTTCACTATAAGTCAAGTAAAAAAGGACGAAAGTTTAACTTTCGTCATTTTAAATTTAAAAACATTAATATGCTTTATTCTAAATCTAATATGTAATTCGTAACCGTATCTGATGCTTGTTCGAGTTCTTCTAGCGTTCCATTGTTATCAATAATCCATTCAAAGAACTTATATTCGTCCAATGCTGTTTCCGATGCGTGTTCCTTTGATACATCGTTTCTATCAAAGTCTCTTTCGATTCGGATAGGAACGATTCGACAATCCTTTACATATTCCTGGATATCTTCAATTTCATTAGGAAAACGAACATCCGTAACAATGATTACATCGTGTTCGGTATCCTCATTGAGTCTTTTAGCCATACGCTCAATCCAAAAGTGATCATGAAATCTATTACGAGCAATATTTGTTCCGTACAATTGGAGTAATGCTCTAGTGATGTCCGTTTTGTCCTCATAAAAATTTGATGGAGTGAAAATCAATTCATCAAGTTTTTTATTAATACTATCTTGTGCACTAATAGATGCTTTATCATGAAAGTCAAAGAATACCCCAAGTTCGGATTTAATAGCCTCAACTTTATGTTTCAATACGCTTCCGAGCATACTAAAATCTTCAACGCTATAATCTTTAAGATCTTTTGCATATAAATCTTCTTTAACTTTTAAACCTTTACTTTCAAAATCCCTTTTAAGAAATTCGGCATATTGGTTCTTACCCGACCGCATCTTACCGCTTAATAAAATTACTTTTTTCATATTTATCCGTTCAATAATTGTTGTGAAACATCAACCCAATCGGTTCCTTGTGCGCCTTCCGTAACAACACCATTGGTTAGAGCAACTTTACCACAAGAACATGTACATGCAACTGTAGTTTGAATATTCGTTTGCATAACAAGAGTTTGTCCGCAATGAACACATTTAATTTTTTTGTCTATCATTTGTATCTCCTTCTTGGAATTCGTACTCATGATTATAATGTCCGCAATAGTCAATAAGCACTTTCCCACAATTTGTACACCTAAAACTATATTCAGGAATGCTATCGTATGTTCTCCACGCATAATATCCGATACCACACGTACATTCAACTTCTAATACATTATCATTATCAATATTGTTTTCTTCATTATCATTAACCATTTTAGTAGTAATTTCTTCGACAATATCAAAAATATATTTTCTCAATTCCGTATCGTTCATTTCGGATTCACGTTTTCCGTTAACCAATATGTCATTAAATCTATTAGAATCTAACAATAATTCTATTGGGCCTAAATCTATATCTATCTTAATAGATTCTAATACATCAGCAATTACATCTTTTCCGTCTCCGATACCACAAAGATATCCTATCAAGAACTCTTTGCTTTTTGCAACTATTGGTACATAATAAGGTATACCATTTTCTTTTGGCGGTTTATAATACATATACACATATCCTTAAATTTGAATCATATCATCATTTCCGTATCTATATTTATTTAATACGTTCTCAATATCCTCTTCATTCATTTGTCTAATATAATCTTCAGCATCTTTAATACCTATTTCAAAATAGTGAGCAATATATCGTTTTTCTATTTCCGTAAGATCCTTTTTACGCTTCATATACTTAAAGTAAAATTTATCTTGTGGAAGTGCAGCCTTAATCATATTGAAATGATCTTCATCTTTTAAATGATGAGACATGGTTAACATTTCCGCAAGAAATATTAAATCCTCGTCCATCGATATCCAACGATTAATCATATATTGATCATAGGCTTTACATACTTCATCATCACTAAAATTTAAATTAGTCTTATTGATAGTTGCCGCATTCAGAATATCAAAAATAGAAAGTCTTTTTGGTTTTTCGACTTTCTCTTTAATAACCTCTGGTTCCTTTTGAATAAAATCTTCAAGATTCATTTTACCTCTAAAGTTCTATATCCATGACGGAATTATATGTTTGCCGAGACTAGCAGGTGTAATAGGAAAACTAACACCTAAACCATCAACAATTTTATTAATAGTTTTATAATTATGATTATGTTCTTGATGCGATACAACGAGTATATCTGCAACAACTGTATCATATCCATTAAGAATAGATTTAATTGCTATTTCAATACCATATCCTTCATCTGTATTAGATTCAAATTTAATACCATCTTCAATAAATAAACAGGCTCTAATAGCAATGATAGAATCATCAATAGCTACAATTTCATTGTAGAATCCGTTCTTACTATATTGTATGTGTTCACCTTTATCATTCTTTACATCTCTAGCATATATAATGCCGTTTACGGGTTGGTTCTCTATCGAGTATAGTGATGCTCCTTTATGCAATTGCTTGGTACCTACGACACCTACAACACCTACATTAGGCATCTCTTTAAATATTATAGATAATTTATCTTTGAATAGAGTATCCATAATATGAACATTACTTTTACAAAATACAATAATAGAATCTTTGTCGATAAGATTTTGCTTTTTTGCTAATTCCACACCGATGTTATATTTGAATGATATTTTCTTAACTTCATCGGTGTCGGGTTTGTCCGCAATGTTAATACATTTCGCTGGCATCATTTGTAATGATGGTCCAAGAAATGTGTCAAATCCATCATCTTCATATCTAGGAGTCACAAATATTATATTCATTATTCACCACCTATAATTTCCATCATTGATGCAAGAAATCCTGTAAAGGTTATTTCCTGGTCCCAACTTCGTGTAGATATATCAATATACTCTGATGTCAATTTATATAGTTCAACTTTCATCCCACCATCTTTTATTTTTGGAATGATTGTGTCAAATACATATCTATATAAATCTTCATATTTATAATTATGATCTATTATGTATTGACGGGCATCTTTCAATTTCAATGCCATAATCAATTCAGCTAAGTCATCATCAATAGTTGAGAATGAAAAAATTTGTTCATCAATAATATCGTATTGACGAGAGTATTCTGAAATGTTATTAATCATTTTTCGAATATCAGGATAAAATGCGTCAACAATTTTAGGCATTATACCTTCTTGATATTCTATATTTTCATTTTTTGCAATAACTTCTAAACGCTTAACGAGTTTAGGTTTTAATTCAACTTTATCCTTTTCGTTAAAGTCAAAGTTTATTACCTGTAACCTAGATTTTAAAGGTTCTATGATTTTCTTTTCATAATTTGCGGTAAGAATAAAACGACACTTGTCGTAAAATTCTTCTATCGCACCACGAAGGCCCGCTTGTAAATTAGGAGAAGCATAGTCAAACTCATCAAGAATAACAACCTTCTTTTTACCATCAAATGTTTTTACTGTTGCGTATTGAGCTACTTCACTTCGTAAAGTATCAATACCACTATACAATGAAGTATTAATATATATGTAATCATAATTACAATCGTTTGCCAATGCCTTAGCTATTGTTGTTTTACCAACACCAGGAGAATTGGAGTAAATAAGCAAATTTTGTATTTCTTGCTCTTCTATGAATTTTGAAAACATCCTTTTGAAACGTGTCGGAAGTATAACTCTTTTCACATCAGGAGGACGATATTTTTCAATAAGAACATTTGAATATCTACGGGTTTTTGTATTTTCAGTTTCAAATTGAATCAAATTTAACCTCTTTTATTATTTTTCATCATTTGTCTACGCTCTTTGCGTGAATATTTACGAGTACGATTGAAGATATATTGATTTTGTTGACTATTGTAATCGGGTTGAATACATCTACACGGAATAGGAGCTTTAGACATTACATCCCTTCCAATATATCCTCGACCATAACAATCATTGCATGAAGGATTAGGATCAACTATTGTTTGTCCTAATTTTTCAGCATGTGCCTTAATAACATCAAAAGGTGTTATTTTTAAATCTTCAGCCGTTACAACTGTATTAGTAGAGTCAACATAAACATCGTCTATAGGTACGGGATCGTATACCTCATCATAATTTAAGGTATCTTTGGTTTCCTCTAATACTTCTTCTTCTTCTATTTTGCTTTTATTTTCTTCCATTATACAGATTCTCCAGAATACATATCAAAATCAATTTCATCATTAATTAATGAAAAATTAACGAAATTTTGTGAGGAAAGTCTTACAACATAATCTCTTTTTGTAGGAAGATATTCAAATCTATTAGCATTGATAATGAATGAGAAATCATCTGTATTATCACTAACACGTTCACATTCAATTTCAGTTTTACCTGTATTGTCTTGACCGCTCGAATAAAGATCAATAGTCACTATATCGTCCGATACGGAGATAAGAGCTTTATTACCTTTTACATTTCCATTTATTGTACGGATATGTTGAAGTTCTTCCGCACTAAGAGTGAAAATCACATCCCAATCACTAAATTCAACAGTTTTTGGTCCATTGATAATACCTTCGGGTAGAGATAGTCTATAATCCATACTTCTACGGCCAATAGATATCACAATGTTTGGGTTATCAATAGTCAAGTCTGCATTCTTCATAGATTTTAAAAACTTGTAAAAGTCATCAAATTTGTAAAACGCAAGCGTTTCTTTAATATCGAGATACGATGCGGGAACCGAAATGATGTAAGGAAGGGTTCGATGTTTGTCTGCTTTTCTAACAATAACTTTGTCACCAACACGCTCAAAAGCTATTGAATTATTGATAGCGGTTAATTCATTTACAAAGTCAAACAATTCTCTTTTGTAGGTCAATTTTTGAGACATTTATACTCCTCATGTTATAATAAACTTTAATGCGTATAATATACGCATTTTTCTAAAAAAAATCAACGACTTTCTTCTTAAATGTACATTTTATTCAGGTTCAGCGGTACCAATATTGACGAATCTTTCATACTCTGGACGTTGAGAAATTAATAGTCTCGCAGCTTTACCAAGGTGCTCGGCATATCTATAATGTGCACCGAGTCCTGTACGAAGTTCAATCTCATATATAAACTTATCCAATTGTGTGGTATGTTCAAATGCGACTTGTGTTCCTAATAGGTAAGAATACATATAGGTTACATTTTCGTAAGCGTATTGTTTTTGACAAGTATTAATCATAAATTCTGTCCATTCATCAAAAAATTCTTGTGGACGATCATATTCTAATTCAGGCGGAAGATAAAATCCCACGGGACTTAAATCTGTATATCTATTGCCCGTTCTATGACGGTTCAAGTCTCTCAATTCTGCAATAGCTATGTTATTAAATGCAAATCTAACTGATGTTCTTCTAATTTTAGATCCAACCGTACTATAACGGTTTTCCTTTTGAGCAAAGTGCATATCTCTATCTTGATGCATAAAGGAAGGAAAATCATCATCAACCTTTACCCAAACTTTGTCTTCGGCATTATCCGTAGGAAATCCTTGATAAGCAATAGATGTTACTGCAAGTGTAGATATGCGTCTTGCATGGAATATACTTGCATCGTCCGCATAGGAATGGTTCATAAGTCTCGGAGCAATCTTACCGACTTGTTCTCTTATTTTTTTTGCTGCATCTTTACATTCTTTAATAGGATATGAATCTAGTTGTTTAATAACTTCAGCCCATACACGAGCGGTCATAATATATGCTGCACTTGTTTTTGTTGCTAGTGGAATGTAATATCTTGCTCTATCTAGTGCATAATTTTTTCGCATACGGTTAGCAACTTTTTCGGGTGTACCTTCAGGAATGCGTATTAATTCTGGATGATTTTGAGCAACCATATCTAATTCATCATAAAATTGATTATAGTAGTCAAACGCACTACTCATTAAATTTTTCCATTCGGCTTGGTGTTTTTCAAGAATACCAATGTCATTAGGATCCATTAATGAATCGGCATTCATTTTAATATATCTTGTACTAGATTCTTGACCATCAACAAGACTAGAAATTTCAAAAATTTTATATGCAAGAAACATAGAACATTCATCAATAGTAATTGGAATCCCACCTGTCATACCACCGATAGAAGCATGACCATAATCAACAAATTTAAAAATCTTATCAACAGATGCATCGGGATCATCCCAATCAATTGTGTCAAGGATTGCATCAATTCCTTTGTTAGACCGGGAATACTTCGCAAGAGAACTCGCAAGTAATTCAGGTGTAACTTCTCTCAATTTTTCGCCCTTATAAGATTCCATCTTTGGTGGGCGAATAGCAAGAACATTAACTTTCATTTATTATCCTTTTCTATGTGGATGGTCCTTTATTTGACCATCCAAATTCATAAATAACACATCGTCTGTTGTTGTAGAAGTTTCGGTAAGATATACTTTATCTGTCGTATATAATTCTTCATTAGGTTCAAGAAATGTCATTTGTTCAGCATCTTGTTTATCACCATCACAACGAGCACAATTACTATATTTCTCAAATTTGTGTTTTAATAAATCGTTAATCATTAAATATACTTCTTGAGCTTGTTCAATATAAATATTTTCAAAATCTTTTTGATATAATTCTAATAAGTGAAAGTGTGTAAGCAATGCGTGCTTAATAACGCACCATATAGCACCAACACCGTTCTTATCGAACATAATCATAAGTTCCTTCATTAGTACTCGTCTAGTCTCTCTAGCACGCTCTATGAACGGTTTAAGATCTCCGTTTTTATAATTTTTCTCGTGAACTTCTAATAAATGATACTCCGTATGCGCAGCATTTTGAATTGCATATAGCAATTCTTCCATTTTATCTCTGTCTATAATTTCGCTCAAAATTATCCTCCGAATATGACATCTTCTGTAAAAATTTCAAATTGATATCCGTGTTTATTACAATACTCTTGTGTTGCTTCCCACTTATTCTTATTTTTGATATATGTGAACATTTCTTGCTCATATCTTTTTTTACGAGCAAGACTTCTATTCTTTGGTTTCGTAGGTTCGTGCATTTGCTTCTTAGGCTTTACCTCAATAATAAACGTTTTGATACCATTTCTAGTGTTAACTTTAGCAACAACATCGGGATAGTATCTATGAGGTTTCCCGTCTAAAGCAAATATGTATGGTATAACCAATCCTTCAGATGACCATTCTATCACATTAAGATTATGATCCATATAGTAGAATACTCTTGCCTCCCACGAAGACCGATAAAGAACTCCACCTTCTGTTAACGGTCCAGTATACTTACTCGGATTCTTTAATCTATATACGCCTTGTTTAGGTGTATATGTGCTTTTAGACATAATACCTCACTTAAAATTATTCTAATATTTTAAGGTATTTAGATATTTTTCCCCACCGAGTACGTAAATCGTGTAACTTTTGTTTCATAAAATATTTAATAATTAATTTGCCATCAAGCGGTAGCGACTTGTAATTGTTATACTTATCCATTACACGTTTAGTAATTCTTTTTGGTATAAAATCTAAATCAATAAGTTGTTTATTACGCTTATAGTTTTCAGAAATAGATTTCTTTTGTAACTCCGTTTCTTGCTCCTCAATAAATTCGTCAAGGCCGTTTTCTCGTTTTAAAATCTTCTCAGCTTTCTTAAGACCAACACCACGCTTGATAGGAGTGATATTATCAGATTTATCCCCACTAAGTACTTTGATATCCAATTCCATCTTCGGATTAATCACATTAAAAAAGTCATTCTTTAACGGATTATATTGTCTCACATTTGATAATATAAGCAATTGATTTAAATCTGTATCACCCGATACGATAATTACTTCCTCATTCTCACCTCTGAATTGTTCTTTTGCTAATACAGCAATGATGTCATCACCTTCACATTCATCCGCATGAATAGTGTATATGTTTGTGAATAACGTTTCAAAGGTTTCTATCATCCCATTCAAAGCAACCATAAAGGCTTCTTTGTTTAGCGGATTCTTACCATAAGATTTCTTACGGTTTGCTTTATATTCTTCGTAAATATCGTATCTCCAACTACCTTTAGTGTCAAATGCGAGCACGACTTTAGTTGGTGAGAGAGTTTGAATAATATGGAAGATTTTATTAATGAAATTGTGTCTCCACAATCTAAATGGACCATTATCCGAATAATCACTACTTATCGTAGAGAAAACCGTAATGTATGCTATGTTGTGTCCATCTATGAGAAGAATGGTCTCATCCTTCTTATCTTTTACATCTTCAAATTTTACGAATTGGTCTATTCCAGCCATATATCTCCTTTATAAAATAAAGTATGTGTCTACTTAAAAGTAGACACATACTTCTTTACTCGATCTAACCCTTCTTCGGTAGTGATGTCAATTTTCTTGTCAATCACAAAAGAACGGGATTTTTCGAGAACATCGCCTACGATTTTTCCACCTTTTACTTCCAGGAGTTCCATAACGAAATGCCCGTCAATAATAGACTTAACATATTTTTGGTGATCAAGGATAGGTTTAAGTCTCTCGACTTTAGCATCCACATCTCTCCAAAAATGCCAATCGTATTCATAAAGTCTTGATCGATCATCCGCATGTGCTACATCATATAGAGAATCCCAATAAGGACTATCCATAAGTTTAAGACATTTAGAATCACGTATTTTAAGGAACATGTGCATTCTCATATGACCTTTGATACAATAACGAATTTCGTTAGCTATATCTTTTGGAATATGAATACGCTCAACAATCTTATCAAATACATCAAGACCAATGATGTCGTGCCTAATGTAATGGTATTTTCCTTTTTTGGGAAACCATTCATAAGCATCAGGTTTACCGATATCGTGAAAGAGTCCACCAAGTTTTACTACAGCGGGTTTGTTATCAAGTTGAGATACAACTCTTATTACATGTTCAAAAACTCCGCCCTCGGGATGATGCTCTTTATAATGATCATACTTTTTCATCTCTTCTATTTCGGGAAAGATTACTCCAAGAAGTCTAAGTTCATCCATAAGACGAATTCCGTAATAAAAATTATCACTATTAGCCATCTTCCAAAATTCTTTCCACATTCTTTCGGATGAGACAGTAACAATTCTACGATGAAAATCTCTAATTATGTCACGCTCATACTGATCTATTTCAAAATCAAGAACGGTTGCAAATCGAATTGCACGAAACATTCTAAGAAAATCTTCTAGGAATCTATCTTTGGCATCACCAACACATCGGATAATTCCATTTTCAAGATCTTCTCGTCCACCGTGATAGTCAAGAATTTCTCCATCCTCATCCATCGCCATCGCATTAATCGTAAAATCACGTCTTTTCGAATCACTATAAAAATCTTTAACAATTTTCACATCATCAGGTCTACGACCATCAGAGTAATTCCCATCTTCCGTATAATTACATACTTCAAATAGTTCATCCTCAAACTTAACCACCACAATACCAAAGTCTTTGTTGCCTCCGATATCGTGAGTAGGAAAGTGTTTCTCAACAATGTTGATATCAACAGAAGTAGCGATATCAATGTCATCACACTCTCTACCGAGAATGTAATCACGCACCGCACCACCGACAATATATGCGGTAGACCCTTCTTCAAGTGCCTTAATTGCTTTAACTAATCTAAAACCTTTATCAAACATTGCTAATCCTTTAAAAATAATATCATATAAGATATACAATTTCTAAGGAAAAGTCAAGGTATTTTTAATATTTTTGAATAAATCCTCTAACTAAAATGTTTTGAGGGTTAGATTTAGATACTGCATTGAATACTTCAATTTGTTTCGAGTTTAGTTCTCGAAGGGTAATTATACCCTCACGAAGTTTTAATTCCGTTTGTAGAAGCCTTATAATCCAATATGCATCGATAATGTCCTCTTGTGGATTCTTTAGCTCGTCTAAATGGTTTAATTGAAGAAAAGGACTTTCTTCTTCCAAAAATTGTTTGAACATTGTTACCTTGCCAGCCGTACCATTCGATGTCGCAAATTTCTTGATTGCTGATGGTGTGTAGATTCTTAATGGAGTTCCGTGATCATATATCATCGATTTAGTTAACACTGTTGCTTCCGCAATATTAAAGACTTTACCCATTCCACCCATTGCATATCCTTCGATAGCGATGTATGTTGGGTCGTCACCATTATATATGAATCCCTCAACTTTATCTCTAAGAAATTGAAACCGTTCCATATCGTTTCTAAAATCTTTTTTAGCATTGTGAACTATATTCTCATCCAATTTACATTGTTTCTTCGTAGATGAAAACGAAAGATACTCTATACCTTTGATTTCATAATTATCATCTAACTCCGCTTTAACAACTGCGGGTGATGATATACTATAGTCAATTCCACATATAAACATAAACACTCCTTTTAAAAGAGTATTTAGTTATTTTTCCTTTTTCTTATTTTTAACGGGAAAGTAAATCTTATCTTGGGGATTATTTGTAAAGAATGGTTCAATTAGTTCCCATGTGAATTTATCAATACCGTGATTATTTTTAAGAATGAAATCATTTACATCCTTAACATCCTTGCACGGATACTTTTTGAGGAACTTCTGCCAATTGAATACATACTTCTTCTCTTTAAGGAGCTTGTGGGCCTTCTTAAAGGCACTTTCGTCATTATCCAATAGAAAGTATATCTTTTTGAATCGATCAAGGATATCACCCTTTAATTTGAGTCCTGTGACCGCAATAGAGTTATCAACGAACGCACAATCAATCGGACCCTCCAATACGGGTACGGGTTTGTCCTTATCCACACAATAATAATTATATATCGTATTGTTATGGTCACCAAAACGAGATAGGTATTTCACACCCGCTTTGTTATTAAATGCTCTTCCTTGATAGTAATACACTTTTCCGTTAGGTTTTACGAATGTGATGATAATTCTTCCAGAAAAAACTCCGCCAGTTGCGTACCGCCATTTACTATAAATATCATACGGAATTTTACGACTCTCGCAATATTCAACACAATCGGGAAATTTTGTTATCGGTTTGAAATGTTTGGTATCCTCTTTCTCATCTCGGTCGGTAACACAATCTTTTTTCTTAAAATTGTACCCATCATCATCTCCTGGTGCTTTGTTTCGCATCACATCGATCATCATATTTTTATAATTAGTCGAATAATACTCTTTCATCCATTTTAATGCGGTTATAGATACACCACAATTATGACAAAAATAAACCCACGGGTCTCTTGTTTTAAGAATGAACCCTCTCTTTTTAAATTTATCTTTCTTGGAATCCCCACACACATTACAACGAATATTGTAATACTCACTTGTCTCAAACACATCGGAATGATAAGTATTTAGTATTGTTCGTATGTGACGTTCAAGAATAGCTTCGTCTATTTTAAAATCCATATTACACCTAAGAAATTTTAAAAAAATGGGAGTGACTCGCACTCCCATTGTTTGATAGCTACAATAGTTACTAAATCCATAGAAATATATTTAAAACATATTCGTCAATTAGTTTTAAAGTGGAAGAGGGACTATAAACTCCTCGTTGATAGTTTGA